ACAGACCGGTGCCGGTGAACTCCCCGGCTTCTGGCCTCTGGCCCCCGGCCCCAACTGGAGGCTTATGGACGGAATCGACATACAGGCGATCGTCAAAGCGGCGGTCGATGAATACGTAAGCGCGGAGCAGGCCAAGAGCGCGCCGGCGCACCAGGCGGAACTGGTGGAGGAGCGCAGGAGGCGGGAACAACTCGAGCGGCGTGTGAACGAGCTGGTGGAAGAGAACAAACGCAGCCGCCAGGTTGCCGCGGAAGCGGAGCGCAGTTCGGCAGTGCGCAGCGAGCTGCAGCGGTTGGGCGTGAACAAGATCGATCTTGCCTATAAAGCGGTGCAGGACGGGATCGTGCGAGCTGACGACGGGCGGCTGATGGCCCGGACAGAAAACGGCGACCTGCCGATGAAGGAGTATCTGGCAGCGTTCGTTAACGACAACCCGGAGTTCCTGCCGGCGCGCATTCCGGGAGGGACGGGGATGACCACGAGCGCGAAAACGTCGGGGACGGGACGGGACTCGGTGGAGCTGGAGCGGATCCGGCCCGGAATGAGCGCGGAAGAGATGCAGCGGGTACGCGAGGAAATCGTGCGCGTGGCTTCGCAGACCCTGCGGGGAGTCTAGGGCGGGATCGATCCTGCCGGGAACCGTTGGGGGCCGGATGCGACCGGCTGTGGTAAAGCAGGGGCCGGAGCGATCCGACCCGAAAGGGAAATCACTTGTCAGGAATTACATCGACGAACGTAGCCAACGCGATTGTCAAGCTGGTGGCGGCGGATGCGCTGCCGGCTTTGGTAGGTCACCTGGTGATGGGCAACCTGGTCAATCGCGATTACGAGCCGGTACTGGCGCAGGGCGGCGACACGGTCAACGTGTTGATCCCTCCGCAGATGCAGGCCAACAACATTCTCGACGGGGGCACCGTGACGGTGCAGACGCCGATGATCAACAGCGCCGCAATCGTGCTGAACACGCACGCGGAAGCGACGTTCCAGATTCCGGATGTCACCAAAGTGCTGGCTGTTCCGGACCTGCTGAAGATCTACATGGAGCCGGCGGTAGTGGCGATCGCGCAGAGCATCGAAACCAGCCTGCTCAATCTATATGCCGGTTTCACTGCGAACGCGCCGGTGGGAGCGGCGGGAACGACGATTACGGAAGCGACGATCGACGCGGCCGAAACCGAGCTGTTCCTGGCACAGATTCCGCCGACGCAACAGAAGTTCATGGTGGTGGACGCGGCCACGTATTCGGCCTGGCGGCAGATTCCGCGGTTCAGCGAATTCCAGTCCGCCGGCGACGCCGGGCTGCAGGCGATGATCGAAGGCACGATCGGCAAGATCAAGGACTTCTTCGTATTCCGCTCGCAATTCGTGCAGAAGACGGGGAGCAGCCCGGTGAACACGCACAACCTGGCCTTCACGAAGGATGCGATCGGGCTGGTGATCCGGCGCCTGCCGCAGCCGCTGCCGGGCACGGGCGGTATTGCCGAGTACGCGGAGCTGGGCAATTTCGGCATGCGGGTGGTGATGAGCTACCAGCCGAACACGCTGGCCCAGCAGTTTACGGTGGACGTGTTGTACGGCTGCGGGATTCTGCGCAACCAGGCGGGCGTCCAGGTGAACACGTAGGCGGCGAAGAAAAGATTCGGGCCGGGGAGTGGCGTGACCCGGCCCCTCTCTACAAGGAGCACATATGAACTTGAAGATGTATTACGACAAGATTCGCGAGTGGGAAGCAAAGATTGGCGAAGAATTCGTCGTGCTGGCCAGCCTGGAGACGCCGGACGGCGGCAAGGTCGGAGTGAAGACGGAAGCAGGCAAGCGAACGGCGGCACGGATGCTCGTGGAAGGAAGAGCACGGTTGGCTACGCCGGCCGAGACCGAGGAATTTCGCGCGGAACAGGCAGCGGCGAGGGCCGAGGCTGAGCGCGCAGCCGCAGCGGCGCGCGTGCAGGTGGCGGTGGTGAGCGGGCCGGAACTGGAAAAGCTGAAGGGCGGAAGCAGGACGAAGGGATAATATGGCGCTGTTTACGGACGGACCAGCGTCCACCATCGAAGATCTGTCGGCGCAGGATTCGCAGATTCTGGACGTTGCCAGCGTCGAGGGAATCGACCTCACGCGCAAACTGGCCCTGGCTCAAGAGGCGACAGCGATTGATCTGGAAGCGAGGCTGGGGCGGGAGACGCGGATGACGATGGGGCCTTGCGGGTGCGGGACGGGCATTGCTGGTCCGTACCGGCTGGAGAACATCGTGGTGACGCCGGCGCTGCGCATGTGGCATACCTATCGGACGCTGGAGATGGCGTACGGGGATGCTTACTACAGCCAGTTGAACGACCGCTACGCCAAGAAGCGGGACCAGTTTGGCCTGCTGGCGCGCTGGGCGTACGAACGGCTCATCCTAACTGGAATCGGGATTACGCCGCGACCGGTCGCCCAGGCGGACACACCAGACGTGGAGCCGGCAGCGGGGGCTGTGCCGGACGGCACATACTACGTCACCGTAGCCTGGGCCAACGCGGCCGGTGAGGAGGGAGCGAGTGCGATTCCAGCGGCGATTACGGTGGCGGGAGGCGGGTTTATGGTGACGCCGAAATCGAGCAGACTGAGCGGCGAGGCCTACCCCAACTGGAATGTCTATGCGGGCACTGCGCCAAACGCGATGACACGGCAAAACACCGGACCGGTTGCCGCGGGTGCCACGTGGAATCAGACGGGCGCACTGACGGCAGAAGGAATTGCGCCGGGGCGGGGACAGGCGCCGAGCTATCACCACGTGCTCCCGCACGTGATGCAGAGGGGATGATGAGCACACAGATCGGAAGAGCGGCGCGGACGAAGCTGGTGGAAGTCTTGACGGCGGGCATGGCGGGCGTAAGTGCCTGGCCCGCCCCACTTCCCGTGGTGGTGGAGAACGTGGCGGCCGACATCGCCGAGAAAAGCGGGGGGGCGCAGTATCCGGCGGCGGTGGTGTATTGCGAAAAGGTCTCGAACGATTTGCGGGAAAAATTCCGCAGCTTCTCGGGCACGGTGCAGTTGGCAGTCGAGATCAGGCATTCACAGGACCGGCTGGAAGGCGTGGAGGATGCGCTCGAGCAGATTACCGATGCGGTGGCCGGGATTCTGAGTGCGAGTCGGGGCGACTGGGGAAGCGGAATGTTTTACAGCGGCGCTTACGAGGTGAGTTATGGCAGCGTCAAGCGCGGCGGGCGAAATTTTCTGCAGACGGCCAAGGTCAGCTGCGAAGTGGGAGTGGGCGTGAATTGAAGACGGATCAGGGATCGTGCGAAGGATTTCGGACAGTCACTGAGCGTTGACGTTATACCGCGAGGCTCTAAGCCCGGGGAGATACGAACTTATGTCGTCCTATATTTCATCGAATGCGAACAGATTCTATACGGCGCTGGAGAGCGCGTACGGACAGGTGGCGGCGATTACCGCGGCGAACCGGATACCGGCGCTAAAGCTCGCAATCGACCAGCAGATCGAAACGCGCGCGCGCAAAGACAAGACGGGAAGCCGGACGTTTCCCGGGATGCCGGCCGGCGGCCGTTTGCGCACGAACTTCGAGCTGCGCACTTACCTGACGAGTTGGAACGGCAGCGGGACGCCGGCCTACGGGCCGCTGTTTCAGGCGACACTGGGCGGGGCGCCAATGAACTTCGCGGGCGGCACGGTCGCTTCCTACACCGCGGCGGGGCGGCTACAATTCACGATGGCGCACGGACTGAGCGCGGGACAGGCGCTGGCATATGGTGGCGAGATCCGGTTCGTGTCCGCGATCGTGGACTCGCAGACGGTTCAGCTCAATACGCCATTCACGTCGGCGCCGGCGGCGAATGCGCAGATCGGCCCAGCAGTGACGTACATGCCGGCGACGGAGCTGCCCAGCGCGACCGTCTTCGACTATTGGGACCCGGCCACGGCCGTGCAGCGCCTGCTGTGCGGGGCGGCGGTGGACCAGATGCAAATCCTGCTCAACGGCGATTACCACGAAATTCGCTTCAAGGGACTGGCGCAGGACG